TCGGATAACGGCCTTGAAAAATAGGCGAAATGTTTCTTTCCTGCTCCCACAACGAAAAGGAATATAGAAATGATATTTAAGTATTAAAATACTAATAAACAAAGAATTAATCGGTGGGCTTTTATTAGTAAATTTGTTGTAATGAAAAAATCATTCATCGCAACCCTAATTACCGTAATGTGCATTGCGATAATTTCCTGTGGGACTCCGAAAAAGAAATACGATCGCCTGATACGCAAATATCCGTATTTAATCGAAACTGATACGGTAATCGTAAAGGATACCATAATCAAAGAAACCAAGGTGCCGGTTCCTGAATACAAGGATTCGTTTATAATCTCACACGATACCATCATTGAGACCGAAAAACTCATCATCGAGAGGCGAGGTGATTTCTTTGGTGTGACGATTAAACCAGATACAATTACATTCCGGGATACTATTCCTTATGAAGTAAAAGTAGCGGGCAAAGTACATACAAAAAAAGTTTTTATTTGGTGGTATCTCCCTGTGGCCTTCCTTATTGGAATGGTTATTGCACATAGATTTCGACCTTGAGATTTAATCAAAAATCATTCGATGACAACGATGCCATAGGTAAGGAATTGCTTATGGCTTTTTTGCGTTTAAAGGGTCACAATATTTCGGAGAATTGTGACAAATATGCAGTAGATCTTGTCTCCGATAAAAATGGCAAAGGGTACTATTGGGAGGTCGAAATGAAATCCAAAAGACCGTGGACCAATAGAGAAGACTTTCCTTTTCCATCCGTTTCATTCTTGAGCCGCAAGGAGAAGTGGAAAGAGCAACACTTCTGGTATGTCATCATCTGCAAGGAAACAAAGGCTGCGATATTCTGTAACTCAGATATTATATTTAACGAAAATTATAAACAAAAATTATATATTAAAACAAACGATCGTACAGGTTTAGATAATTTTTATCGAGTGCCAAAAGAATTATGTATATTTGTGCCACCAGAGGAATTCATAGTATGAAAGACAATGTAAACCCTTCACATTACAAGCAAGGCAAAGTCGAGTGCATAGATGCCATCGAAGCAGCCACCGTCAATAAAAAGGGCTTAGATGCCGTGTGTACCGCCAATGTAATTAAATATATTTGGAGAGCCGAATCAAAAGGTGGTATTGAAGATTTGAAGAAAGCCCAGTGGTATTTGAACAAGATGATAGCTCAGTATGTTCAAGAAGTACCAAAGGAATTTGTACATCCCAATGCCGCTCAGGAATACAAAGACGATCAAGTATCGTCATCATTTAGCAAGTTGTGAAAATATATTGGACATATAGCCGTAAAGATTTAAGGCCCTGCGACATAGCCAAGCACGAGCAGGGGAAGGTTAGATTGTCCAATGATAAATATCATGTTGGTGGGCTCAACAGAATGACCCCTTTGTTTACACATTGCATATGTCCACAGGGCAATCTTTATGCGTTGAACTATTGTCCCGGAAATGAAATCCATTTAGCGGTAATCGGTGGTTTGAATAACGATAACAACTATATGAATACAGCCACGAGTCAACAATTGCTGACTTTAGGTAATGTATGTAGATTTTATCTATCTTTGGGGGAAGTAATAGAAGAGGGGGACTTTTCAAACTTTGATTTAAAATTATGGCTAAAGGCAATAAACAAATAATTGAGAAAGAAGTCGTTGAACTTCAGAAGTTAATTTCTTGGTGTGACTACTATACAGCAGTAGGCAACCCAATCGAAGCAAACAAAGCACAAAAAGAAATTGAAGACCAAAAACGTAAAATCGCAGAGCTTAGAGAATCTCTCGGAATACCTAAGGGAAAATAATATCTCAGAAACTGAGGCAATAGAAAGACTACAGGTTCAATCGTTTGATCCTGCTAAAGACTTTTATTCAACTTTGGTTTCTGCATCCAAGCAATTGATGCAAAAGGTAAGAGATGAGATGCTCGACTTGGACGATCCTTATCAGAAGGGTTTGTTCCAACTACTCCAAGCAGGAGATAAAATCAACAAGAGTTTGAAACTTGCGAAACTAGAAGCCTATCCCGAACAAGATGTCGTAGAAGAGGAGGGTGGTTTTCTTGATCGTATATCACAAAGAAGATGAAGGCAAGCAAATTTGAATATGACAAATGGTATCCCAAATATGGCCTGAACCCCAATGCAACACCAAAAGAGAAAGAACTTTGGTGGGGTAAGGAGAAGGAATATTGGGTCGAAGGTCGTTTCGATTTGGTTGGGGCTCACTACTATGCCTTAACACAAAGTTTCGTAAAAGACGCCAGAGGTTACAAAAAAAGACCGATTTGGCGAGATATAGATGACTTAATCTATAACGGATACCTAGAGGCAAGAAGGACCAATCACGATTTGTTTATCACAAAAAGGCGTGAGGTCGGTCTGTCGTTTATCTTCGGGGGAATTATTCCGATGTGGATAGCAATGACCAATCCAGGATCAACTTCGCTTATTACATCGGCAGATAAGAAACGTCTTGAGGCTTTGTTCAAAGACAAATTGCGTGTGGTGTACGATGAGTTTGATGAGTATGCCAAACCCGGCATTGTATCTACACGACAGGAAGGTTACCTACACTTGGGTCGCAGGGATAACAAAACAGGTAAGGTGACAGGTTTGGATTCTCAAATCATCACCAAGGAGACCGTTGATACACCCACAGCATTCGAGGCGTATCGTGCAATGCACATTTTTATTGACGAGTGTATGCTTCACCCCAAGGCTGATAAGGTTTACAAATCAGCACAGGCGAGTACCAAATCAGGCTTCGTAAAGGTAGCCCCTATTGTCATTGGAGGAAGTGCCGGGGAAGCCACATCAATTGGCCAGAAATTAGCCAAAACTTTGTGGGAAAATGCCGATGCATTGAAGATTCTTACCCTCTTTCTCCCTGGTAATCAAGGGATTATGGAGGCTCCCGAATTAGACATAAATGGTAAGGAAACTGGCAAAATTCTAAACTTTTGTCCCAACGGTCACAGCGATGAGAAGGCTGCGACAGATTGGATTATGCAAACCAGGGACATACTTGATAAGTTGGAGGACAAGTCCTACCTAAACTCATTCATCAAGCAGTACCCATTGGAAATCAATGAGGTGTTTTCTGTTAGCGGACACGGTGCATTCCCTAAGCACATTATGACCAAGTTGGACAACCAAGAAAGAATTATCTTGAGTTCACGCCCTCCTATTGATCGTTCGGAATTGCATTGTAATTACGATGGTGTAATCAGCAAGCGTCCAAATATCAGTAGTTTTATGCACTTCTTAGAAGAACCACAAGAGGGGCATACCTACATAGGTGGTATTGACCCCATTCCTTTCAACTCAAAGAATATGGGAGATGGTTCTAAGCAGGCTTTGGTAATCAAAGATATCGATACCAATCGTTATGTTGCTCACTATGCGGAAAGGGACTCAGATCCTGATGTTATTGTGAACAATATGATGCTTATGCAACAATACTACAACAACGCCATAGCAATGATTGAGATTAACCGTGGTGGTGTTGTGAAGCAAAAGTATAAGGACGCAGGTAAACTACATCTCCTAGCAAAGAAACCTATCTTTCTTGGTAAGGGATTCTTCAAGGACGATGACTCTGTTGGATACTATAAGAACGACACTACGGCAGAACGAGGCAATACTTACATAATTGATTACCTGAATGCTCATTGTGACGATATCTGGTTTATTGATATGATAACGGATTTAAAAAACTATCTAATAGACAACACGGATTTGGCAGATGCTATGGTGGCCTGTGAAATTATGCATAAGAACATAATCAAGAAGTCAAAGCAGCAGGAACCGCAAAAGACTTTGGCCAAGGAGATACCAATTTTGAAATTTGTAAACGGTAGGTATGTGCGTGAATGGGTAAAGGTTAGGGTATAGGATAGTTTATTTTGATTCGTTCTAAATAAGCAGAAATTATATCTATCGTATCCTCGCTCAATTCTCTATTCTCTATCTTCATAGGAACTTTTACCTTTCTCTTCCTGTATTGTATTATCAAGAAACCATTTTTAGGATTGGTTGTAAACTTAGATTTGAGCGTGGGGACTACTACATCCGCACGCTCATTAATCTTTGGGCCAAAAATTAGTTTTCTATAAGGCAAGTGATCGCTTATGGCCAGCAATATCACCCTTAAGTCTATCCCATAGTGAGGGATATTGATTCTCATAATAGAGTCAGCTGTTTCGGCTGAATCAATTCTATTAGTTTCCTGCATTCGTTTTCAAAAAATCCGTAGTTCAGATTGCTCTTATCAAATTCATCCTTGCGATTGAATGGGTAGGTCTGATATCCTTCGCACAAATGGTGCTCACGACCGTCCTTGTTAATCTTCAAAGAAACACCGCCTCTATGTACCGGCAGAAAACGATATATTTTGCCGAAATCCAGTCTTCTTTCTTGGTTACCATCAAGATAAACAAACTCAACGTGCCATCCCTTGGTAGCCTTGTAGCGACCGCAGAAGTCTAAGATGTTGTCGTGCTTGCGTAGGGTCTCAGCAATCGGAGTCCCATTTACAAAATACTCACGAACAGCCAAAGGTACAACCATATAGGAGTTATCCTTATGCCAATCCTTTTTAGTTTCAAATGCACCCTTCTCCTTGATTTTGCCATCCTCACGCACAGCGATGTAATTGTTTACATCTCGGATAATCATTGAAGAATAATCTGCATACTCCAAGGTCAACTTGGTCTCTTGCTCCCACTTTTCACAAATGGCTATAATTTGCGCCTGATTTTTGCGTGGTACGCTTACCGTTACTCCATCCGTGTTCACCTGAAGCAACTCGGCACCAGAGGCAACCAATCGCTCAACCAACATCGAGATAAACAATTGACCATTGACCGTGATGGCATAGAATACAAACGGATCGTAGAAGCAAGACACATCTGATCCTGTCTTACCAAACATACCATTCAATGCCAACTTCAATGCATCGCTAGTCAATTGGTCCTTCTCACTTTGTGCCTTGACCCTTTCTTGGAAAATATCAGAGTACACCTTGACGAACACATCTTGTCTCATCTGACGAGGGTGTAACTTATTCTGAATGAAAAGGTTTGGGTAGTACGACTTAACATCGATGTCAAGTATGTTGTATGTTTTGCTAGACTTGTAGACTCCTGGAGGAACACAGCCGTGAATACCACCAACACCATAATCCAATCGCATACCACCAAATCTCACGGAGAAACTGAAACTCTTTTTCTGCTGAGCAATTCTTTGAACCCTGATGTTGTTGTCTTCAAATTTCTCCAATAGTTCGTTGGTAGTTCTACGAGTATCCAACTGCTCAACAAACTTCTTCAGGAAGGAAGATGAAGATGTGGTCTCATTCATCAGGGCCAAAAGTTTATTGAACTGTGGCGTTTCAAATTTCACATTGGGTAAAATGATTTTCTTCAGGGGTACATCTGCTCGCTTACCCCGAATCTCAGTCAATTGGCGAATGGGTATCTGCATTGCCTGAGAAAGGTATTTCAAAAAGATTGACTCACCAATAACCACATCACTCTTGTTCAACACTTTAAGGTTGTACTTCTTACCGATTTTCTTACGAAGTTCAACTTTATCGTGGCATAGGTCATAGAAGTACGCTGTGAATTCCACATCGTTTATGTTGTAGTTGAGGACCTTCTCCAAATTAACCTTATCAATCAATGTGGTGTGATCAAACGGCATATCCATTACGTTATCCCACCCACAAGAAACCTGCAAGGCTTTCAAAGAGGTCGAACGAGACTTGTTGTCGTAGTGGTTCAGCAGATACAAATCCAACTGAGAAATTTCTTGTGGTGTGTAGGATCGCTTTTCCTGAGAAACAATCTCTTGAGCCAAGGCATAAATCTGCTGTGCTGTCTGAATTTCATCTTTCATTATAGCACGAACGATTGGCCAGTCAAAATGGATGTTATTGAAGCCAATCATCCCGGCTTTCTTCTCTTCCAAATCCTTTAGGTAAGTTTGGAATGCAACCAAATCTGAGCCCAAATCTTGGTCTCCGATAACAAACACATCAAATTCTTTGGTCTGATGGTTAAGTCCTGTGTAGGTAAAGCAATTCTTAAATGTCTCGATGTCGTATACGATTATCATACAATTTATAAGTTAAGTCTATAATTAAATTTTCTTTGTCTTCTCTAATAACCCTGAGGAAATAAAAGTTTTTTATCTTTTCCCAACCCTCTGATACAATAGGAATTTTTTGCCCTTTGTAATCAAATTGCTGGTACTTAAGTGTTTTAAAAATTTGTGGGTTCAGGTTGAATTCCAAAACCTTTTCCCCACGCATTTGGTGAGCTGAACAAATCTTGTTCATCAAGTTCAATATCATTTTTTATCTGTAATAAATTTTTGAAAAAACCATCTTCTGAGTACTGACCAGAGTCACGGTCAAACTCGTATTCTATTCTACCTAACTTACCTCTGAAGTGCCACTTAATTTTTTGAATGTGAACTTCAACTGGATCTTTCTGCCCATTTTGGAACGAGCGATGTACCGCCAAGCCCCAATCAGGCACGTTAAAGAAATGATGAGAGCCAGATATATCGTACAAACGAGGCACGTTATACCCAGCGGATGTCTTGTCCATCTTTCGAGGATGTGCAACCAATACGACCAATACATTGTTTTTTACTGCGAATTTTTTAAGGGTCCTGAGCAAACCGCCAATTCTTTCATTGGAGCTTTCTTCATTGCTATCTTGTTCAATATAGTTAAATGGATCAAGGCACAAGCAATCAATACCGTGTCGTTTCACAAGCATTTCCGCTAGGCGTAAGAGATTTGTTAACTTGTAGTCCTCCAAGGTTTCAACATTGTAGAACCAAAAGTGTTTCTCCAAAACTTTCACGGAGTGTTCTATCTCTATCGAATTCATTTGAGCCAAGCCTTTACCAAGTAATTGCTCGGTCATACGAGTAATCTTTAGTGGGGCGATATTCTCCGGTGAGAATACACCAAACTTCCAATTCTTCAAAAACGCTAAACGAACAAAGATATAGTCAAGCCAAGTACTTTTACCTGATCCTGGTATACCTGTAACAACACCCAATTCACCACGATTCCAACTGATATGCTCATCGGTATCAGGCATACCTACCAAAGAGCCAACAGGGTAACCATCCTTGTGATAGGATTGAATGGTAGAGAGATAGTCAGCAGGCGAGGATATCTCGGCAACCGGCAATGCTTTGGCCTCTTCGAATAGTCGAGTGATAAAGTCTTGTCCATAACGCTTCAGACAATCGTTCGCATCTTTCTCGTTCTCAGGGAACTCAATTATGCGAATGTCATGCCCACCAAATCTGCGAGCAATATCTTCTTGCAACTTCCTCCCTGGCTCATCATTGTCCGTAGCGAGGTAGATTACTTTATCTGCAAACAAGTCATAAGTAGCATCCAGCCAATCGAGGTTATTATTGTTACGAGAAGCACCGTTAGGTACAGAAATTGCTCGGAGGTCAGATTGGTGCCACACCATCGTCTCTTCTTCACCTTCGCAAACAATAACATAACTGCTATTTTTGATAGCATCAATGTTGTACGGAATTTTTCGAGCATCTTTGACCATCTTGAACTTCTTGTCAGAGGTCTTAAATTTGATATTAATGAGTTCTCCATCTAAGTGATAATTAAAGCATATGACACGGTGTTCCTTTTGATCCTGAGGCATCCATTCTCTACCCTCGGTGACACCAAAACTATCTATTGTAGATTGTGCAATCTTTCTTTTCTCAAAGTATTCGTATATACCCGGTGTTTCAATGGGCTTCCTTGGTTCGGGTCTCACATATTGATTGACTGAACCACTCCATCCACAATGATGGCATTTCCATACACCTGTATCGATGTTAACACCAAGGGATGGGTCGCTCTTTTTCTTTCTACTATGAGCACACTTAGGGCAGATTGTTTTAACCTCACCACTCCATCTATCCCGGAGATCGATACCTAACTTAACTAGTTTATCTGCGTTCATTGCTCACCTCCTCCGTAGGTTAATGGTACTTCGATTACTTGCACTCCGCAATGGTCTGCGTTATCCCATAAAGTAGAATCATCACAATTTAGAATCTCTAATAAATGTCTTGCTTCTTCTTCCGTTGTTTCTTTAGTATTGTAGATGATGAGAGTTCTTTTTGTGGTGATTGGTGCTAAATTCATAATATGTTTCTTAATCATTGATTCATGAAATTTTTCTGGGTAATTTTTAAGGTAATCTCTAATTGCCTCAGCAGTGTTTAGCACTTGTTCTTCGGTGTATAGTTTCATTGCTCACCTCCTCCGTAGGTTAATGGTACTTCAATTGGTTGTACACCATCTTTGATTAAGTCTTGGTCTGTTGTTAAGATAATTTTTTTAAAATATGAAAAATGATGATTACTTGAAGATAGCAAAGGTTTTGAAAAAAGATACTCTCCGTTTTTAGAATAAATACATTTTACAATTTCTAATTCATTAAAAATAACCCAATCTCCCTCTTTAATTTCTTCATCAGAAGTGATGTAGGTGTTTTTTGCAATTTCCACTGCCGTTTGTTGTTTATTGTTGCTCATCTGAGTCCCATTCTCCATTTTGAATTGATTTGATTAAAGATCTGAATGATTCCATCGGATAGAACTTTACTGAGTAATGCAACATAGATCCGTACCAAACATTTGGATTAGTTTCGCTCGGTGAAAGTTGCAAACCTACATTGTTTATCATCAATGAGAAGTAGTGCCAAACTTTTTTGTCTCCAGTTTCTGCTGTTGTACAAGTTTGTTTCTTGAAGTTAAATTGTTTCTTCAACCGAATTGCTTCTTTGAGTGTCATATATTTTTTTGATTTGGGTTTGAATGTTTTCAAAAAATTGATTGAAGTCAACGGGTTCATCTGGACAGCACACACTTTGTGCCTTGGGATTATGGTCACAGATTTTAAATGGGATTTCTTTTATCTCAATCATAATTACTGGTTTTTTATTTGAGCATTTCATTTGGTTAAATTAGGTGAAAGATATTTCTTTTCAATCGTACACAAGGCATCCACCTCTCGAAAACTAGCCATTACGCCATACAAACATACGAAAATGTAGATAACAAAGAGCGTGGCGAGTATTCTTTTCTTGAAACTTTGCATACTATATTTTACAATATTATATTATCTTTTTCAAAATTCCAAGTTTTAATTGCAGCTTTCCAATTCTTCATCTTGTTCTTGCCAATCATCCAATTCTTGGATTCGTAGAAATTCCAAAACTTATCTGCTTGCATAAAGGGATGGCGTACATTTTGTCTCTTGAGTTCCATCCCAACTTCCTGTAAGGATGGTGGCTCAAATCGTTTATTTTTTCCCTCTTTCAATCTATCCAAAGTTTCTACTACCGCCTCATTGGTTCTCCATCTTGGTTCTATCTGGTCGAGGATGTACTCGAAGAGATCAACTATTTCTTTGCTCATATAATTTTATTGCTTGGTTTAGTATGTGTAATTGTAATTCATACTGATCAGGATTGTTCTTCCATTTCTCAATACGTTTGACTGACTGAAGAATTGTTGAATGCGTCTTGTAATTCAACAAAATAAATACGGTCTTCAGGGGCATCTTGACAAGTTCCATCAGCATATAGGCATAGATTTGACGTAGCATTACTTCGTTTTCATCTAGTGTGCGAACGGTCTCCCATAGTTCACGAGGTACACCACTGGCTTCCTCGATACTCTCTAGCACATAATTCTTACGAGTGTTGTGCATTTTTAGTGTAATGGCAATCATATTTATTTTAGGCTTTTTAGTTGACGAACATAATTTGGATCAGATGCATATACTCCATCGATTTGTTTCAAGTAATGGTCCTGTATGTGGATGTAGCATTTGATGTTATCTTCATAGGTTTTGTACTTGGCATAAACACCATACTTACCATCGACATACTTGCATTTGTGGTATGTAATACCAAACATATTTTTTGCATTTTTTCCTACATTGCTCTTCCCAACATTTGATTCTAATTTGGCTTGAGCCAATGCCACATTGGGCAGAACGCATCCGTTCTTGTGCAAACAATTAACAATTGCCTCTTCAGACAATTCAATATCTTCAATTTTATCAGTAGTTGGATTAACTACTTTGTACACTATTTTGATTGATTCCTGGCGAAAGGTCAGCAGGATAATACTAATTACGAGAAGGGCTATCAGACCTATGCTCAAAGGTTTGTACTTGTTCTTGAATGGAACAAGTTCAAGATTACTATTTAGTTTGTAGTTCATAAATATTATTATTTAGGATTTTTTGTATTGTACTTGCATGAAATTTTCCATTTTTAGCACCTGTAATTCCTTGAGAATTAAAGTGTTGGGCAATTTGACGTAGTGAGTAACCTTCTGCCTTAAGTGTGGTAACGGTTTGGACCAACTCCAATTGCTTTGGGTCTTCGACTAGTATACCATTGTCATTCTTGTAGCCCAATGGAGGATACGCACAATAGACTTTCTTATTCTTTTTCAGATTGTTCTTGACGGATCGTGTGTACTCACCGGTAACATCTGATTGGTATTCTGCAAAGACAGCCATAAGGTTACGCATTGCCTTACCTGATGAACCGCTCATCTCCGGTTCCTCAATGGAATAGAACTTAATCTTTTTCTTTTCCAATAGGTCCATATGGTTGATAAAGTCCCGAAGGTTACGAGCAAATCGTGTGCTGTGCCATACGATGAGAGACGAAACTCCACCTTTGTTGATGCGTTTCATCATATCTTGGAAGCCTGGCCGTTTGGTATTTTTTCCACTAAAGCCTGCATCTTCATAAATATTTTCCAAGAAGAGCCCCTTTTTCTGACAAAAGTCTATAATTTTTTCCACTTGGTTGTCAAGAGATGTACCCTTGTCAGCCTGCATATCGGTGGAAACTCGGATGTAACCAATCGCATTCATAATCTTGTTCCTTTCATAATTTTTACAATCAATTCCTGTTTAGTGATTCCCTTCACAATACAATACTCATTGATGTAGGGAAGCATAAAATCTCTGATGGGTATGGAAACCATAACGTGTTGAGGATTATTCTCTAGATCACGGGCCAACACCTTTCTATTTGTTCTGATACGATTCTCAAGGGATACGGATAAATAGTTCATCGCTGTTTTCTGATCATCGTGTTTAGCATAGAACTCTTCGAGTTCAGCCTTGGGTATGTAAATTTCAATCGTCCTCATTGTCGTATATATAACATTCGTTTGCTATGTCGTAAATCTCTTCAGATGGGATATCCAAAGCCTCGGCTACATCTAATGCTTCCGGGAATGATTCAAACCACAAATCCATTGTCACCTCATAGAAACTTTCGGTGGCGTTAACATCCAAGTACAAGGCTTTCTCAAAGTCATAGTCCACCTCGTATGCCTTTTCGATGTCGGGTATATCAGAGTTAACCACCTCCAATATCTCCTCAAAGGAAACGATATCGATGAGGTCTTCGTGGTAATACTCGATGGGTACAAGGTAACCGCTTTTTCTAATCGTACCATCAAAGGCGTTGAAACTTACATTGCCTTTGTTAATAAGTAGTTTGACTACTTCCCGGAATTCAATGCTATCTTTTTTCATTATTCTTCAGTAACATATTCAATTTCTTTTTCAGCTGCTAATACTATCTCTTTGCATAGTGCATACGGGATTTGCGAGCGTAGATACGAACCCTTCAAACCTTGGGTACCAGTTCTGCTACCACGAGGGGCAGAGATATGACAAGTATCACCATTCTTGCAAGGTTCTTTTGGAAACCATCTAAAGTTGTTAGTCCAAACATCCGTAGGTTTCATACGAGTATCTCCGTATTGGCAGTAAGTAATGGTGTGGCGAATGATTGGTAAGCCATCCCATACATCCATCTTACGCATCATACCACGAGGATTCTCGATGTACCAAACGAGGTGGGGATTTAAGCATTGGTAGTGTTTAATGATTGCAAGGGTTTTCTTGAGGATTTGCAAGCCCATTATAGCATCTTGTGTTTTGGGTCTCCGATCTAATGTCCAATGCTTTCCTATAGAGGCAACAGAGAATGTAGTACACGGAGGTGAGGCCCAAATCACATCAGGAATAAACGGTACCTTATCGGTATCAAATTGATTAATGTCAACAGCATAGTCAATGCCATCAAAGGGAGTCCAATCAGAGGAGAACACCTCGTGTCCTAACTCATCACATACTTTGCCGATCGATCGGCTACCTGCGAATAATTCTAAAACTTTCATATCTTTTTTTAGTCTTTATAGATTCCAATAACTCCGGGGTTAACCCATTGTGCAAAATAGCCATTCTTTTGAAGGAAAGCCGTTAGTTCTGTACTCACGCCCAAATCGTAGTAGGTGTGGTTCTCTGTCCAATAGTTGAACATATCGTATCCACGAGAATCCGTTACCGGTTCTTCTGCACTTACGGAGAAACAGTCGGGTGAGTTAGCAGTCCATCCATTGCCATCGGCAAAGATTAACATTTTGGGATATTTTTTGAGCAGTTGTTTGATGAGAGTTTGTTTGTTCATAATATTATTCTTTGAGGTTCAAAAAAATGTAAAATTCTATATTGGGGTAGTGCTTTATTCAAGGCATTGAGATAATCGCTGTGATAATACCACACATCGTTTTCTCTTTCTTGCTTGACCATAGGTTCTAACACCTTTTCGATTTCTTCGAAGGGTGCATCCGTAACAATGAGAAAGTCTTCCTCATCGTATGCCGTAGTGCTGATTTGATAGAGTTCCATATTAGTGAGCCCCCCTTTCCATATGATTTAAATACATCTCAGCAGCTGGATAATTCTTGGTGCTGTAAATTACTTTACCATCGAGCATAACATTGTACACTCCGTTTGCGAATTCAATTGAGTAAACCATAGTTTCTATTTTAGTTTGTGTTCAGTTAAGGTTGATTGTGATACAGGAGAGTTAGTGTCGAAATCGTAGTAGTACCCTACCTCGGCAGGTGGATTCATATGACCATCGGAAATTTCAGTAAGCAATTTCGTAATCATACCATCGTTCGTGAGGATACCGGTCTCAGACCATTCGGGTGCATCATACTCATAATGACTCACACATACGCCATCTACATACTCAATCTCTCCTCCCCAACCTTGCTCTTCTTCGTAGGTTAGAAAGAAATTGGGAAAATCAACAGCAATCAAATCAAGTATGGATAGGTCAAACAAACACCAAGCAGAAGCAAAATGCAATGTCTCGCCATCTATTTCTTGGTCATAGCATCCCCACTTTGTACCCCAATTCTGAAAAGCCCAATCGTACCAATTGTCTACGCCATACTTATCAAATAATGCTTTCTGCATTTTCTTGGTGATGGGAAACGGTTCGTGAAACCATTCTTGAGTCCGATCGATCTTCTCATTCTCCTTCATCTGCTTGTCGTATTCCTTTTGAGTTACAACACGAGTAGGCGATGTAGTCTTGCGAATGTCATCGGGCATAGGGCGATAGTATCCGCAGATACCATTGTGTGTGTTGGCTATTTGATTTAGCTTTTCTTTCTGGTCTTCAGTCAAGTTACTGAATGCGATTTGTGAATAAACGTGATTTGGCATAGTCTTTTTTATTTGTTCAAGTAAATTGTTTGTACTTTGTTTCTAGATAATTGTCCCCACTTGTTGTGGTACTCATCGAGAACAATCTCAAAGATGTAGTCATCAATAGATTCTACATCGTATCTACCTGATGCCATCTTCTTCAGGGCATTGATAATCTTACGAGAATTGTGATCGAGGTAATAATAATTACCACCACATCCACAACGACAACAGTTACCTCGACCTTCATACATCTGCTCAATTTGTCCTATGGAGATAGTAGTTTCTCTTGGCTTTTGTATACCCAATTCAGGAGACTGCATTGGTGTATGTGTTATCTTAAATTCCATATTCTCTTTTGATTATTTTAAGTTGACAATTGAAGTTATCTATTTCTTTTTCTAATTTTTCTATAGAATCGATTAGGTCGGCTTGTAAGTTTTCTAATCGTATCAAGTTCCAAATCGCATCATCAATAGCCTTGACTTGCTGGTCCCAATATGGAGATGGGAAGAAGAATTCGTGTGAATACAATTCATCTCCTTGTTTTTCAAGTTCACGGAAAACGAACGATGTGATTCCTTCATTGTGCGTAGTGAGAAAATGGAGATCAATGTCATTGAGTCCTTGTGAGTAGTTAACTGATACCAATGACCCATCCTCGATGGTAAGGTAAATGTTGCGGTCTGATTCTTGAACTTGAGCGATGATTTGGTTTTTCATATACGATAGGTTTAGTGTACAAATATAGAATTATTTTTTATAATTTATTACAAATTCAGAATATTGCTCGGCAATGGCTTTTGCGATACCCGGAAAAGTAGTGTTACGAATCTTTTGTCTTTCGATTGGGTCTTTAGTTTTTTGGAATGCATCGGCATACCATTTGGGTTGTCTTTTGGTTCTACCTGTTTTCTTGCAAGTCCATTCGATGAATTCACCTTTGGAAACGATATCCGTGGGGATGAGAGTTGGCAAATTCTTAAGCCATAGACAAGTAGATTTTTGGAATGGGTCTCCGAACTGCCACGGCTGAATGATTTGGTCAGCCTTACGGAATTGAGAGGACATAATACCTATAGGGTTCTCAACTGCGATGTGTGGGATGTCAGCATTGTATAACTCCATAAAGAAGTCAATTGCATCCTGGCGGTCTTGTTGTCTTGTGGGGTACTTGTCTGCATATTCGGGCTTGAACCAACGATTACCTGCAAGGGTCAGGTAGGTACAAGGTGGATGGGCAATTAACAAATCCCATTCATATGCATTGATGACATTGCGAACATCAGACTGATAATGATATGGTGAATTGTCAATACTTGGGACGATGTCACAAGAGAATGCATTGTGACCGAGCTTACGGAATTCATTACGGATCGCACCGCTGAATTCACAAGCGATGAGTACATTTAATCCTTTGTTTTTTCTTAAGTCTAACATAGTTTTTCTATTAGTTTGTTTATTTGTTCAAGTGTTTCAATTACCTCAAAGCCACCATTGTTATGGGTAGTAACTCCTATTCTTGTATGCGTTCGTTTTATCATACTATGTTCTGTTTTTTCAGGTACAGGGTACATATGTCCGATGTGCAAAGGATTTACATACAATGGTTCTTCTACATTACGATAGAATGTTGTGAGTTTAATGAGTTTCATTAGCAAGTGATTAATTGTTGAGTGATTTCTTCAGGTGTTTCTTTTACATAGGTCTCCATAAATGAGCTATTTGCCCAACTGATTGCAGTTACAAACATTTCAAAGTTATCTGCATACTGTTCGCTGAATACTCTGATGTGATGAGGGTTGATATACAACATCGTTTCTTTTACCTCGCCTTGAAGAGTAAGGTGTAGTCTTGTTAATTTTAGGTAGTTCATTTGTTGATTTGTCTTAAGATTAGTTCTCGTAAAAATTGTGGAAGTTCAGTACAAGGAATGGCGATTTCATCTTGAACGCAATCTGCTTGTGCTTCATCTTTGTTACCATAGAGAATGATGTCTGCATTGGAATCTTGTAGTGCATACTCGTGTGCTGGATGGTACACTACAAAGTCAGTTGGCATTAATTGTTTCATTGGTTTCTTGGATTAGTTGGTTGATACTATTGATGGCTAACTCTACCTCGTGATTTTCCGAACCGCCATCGTATATTTCATCCATAGCGAGAAAGTAGAAGTCTGTAATTTCTGATTTCAAGTTGGGATACTCTTCGATTTTTCCCAAGCAGAACTGTTTAAGATATTGCTTATTCATAGTCTTTTCTTGTTTGTTCTCTGTCCCATTGTTCTGCTCTACCTTCGATTTCGTTTTCAGTAAGTTCTACTGATAATCCTTCCAATTCGAGAAGGACTATGCCAAAGCCTTGTTCAGCGTGATATCCCATAGACTCATACCATAGAATCGCTTTTTCGATTTGCTCTTGTGATATTTTCATATTGTTTGTAGTTTAGTTTTGAAGTAAGTGGTCATTTTATCTGCAAAGTAAGAAGTACTGATTTCTTCGAGATACGATTGCAGTTCATCATATCCGTGTACGAAACGCCACGCAACGGTGGACTTGTCATTGTAGTCAAGGCATTTAACCTCGAATACACCACGGGGGCGTGTGCTGATTTGCACAATACCCCCGACAGCTGATTCGCCAATCTTCCAAGATTTAACCACGAGTTACCTCCATTCCATTGATTTTGATGAGAGTTTGACTATTGATTAGTCTATACTCTTTTTTGCCCATATCCCATATGGTGAGGTAGCCCATCTCCGCAGGCTTGTATGCTTGTGGCTTGGCGTTAGGCTTCAGATGTTTTTTCACGCCTGATCGTCCGTAAATGTAGCGTACTGACCCATCCTTCTTGATGAATTCAGCGGAGAAGAATTTTTTACTTTTGATGATGGCGATTGCGTCTTTGGTTATCAATTTGTTTTTCATATCTTATTTAGTTAGTTCTTTAAGTTCTTTTTTGATTACACGGGCTACCGGTCCACGCCAAGTGCTGGCGTTGGCAAGGAAGTAGGTGATGATTTCTTTAGCGGAATCGTTACGATAGTAATCGTCTAAAGTTTTGAGTCTCGCCATAACTGATAGGTATGGTACTGCACCATAGAAAGGATTTTTCCAATCAGCGTAGATGTCTTCGGCAATTTTGTAGATAGGTCTTGTTGTCATATTGTTTATGTATTAGTGTTCGAGAATGATTACTGATTTTGTGCCTTTGCCTTGCGTACCACTACACAAGCCACATTTTGAGCAGTTAGATTTGAAGCCCATTTCTTCGGACGCAGGGCAAGAGATGAATTGAGCAATTGGCGTGGGCGATGCTACGAATGACCGATACCCGATGAGAGAAGCAGTCGCTTCTTCTTCCGTGGTGTGAGTAGATGCCATAAAATATCGGGCATAGTTGTGATCGATCTTACGCCATTGGTGTGTGTAACCTGTCCAAGACTTGGCAACTGATACCATTTGCTTGACTAAATCGATGGGCAAAAGGGATGGTTCGCCATAAGTACCGAAGCGGACATATCGTGAATCGCACATCTTGACGATGTCATAGCGATGGGTCTCAGACAATGTAGGGATATCATCAAAGGAGGTAAACTTACCTATAGAGCGTAGCATAGAGAGAAACCCACTATACTGCATCATCTTGTGAGTATAGCAAGCGGACAATTTAGCACCATTGGACACGGCAAATGGGCAGTCCATACATACTGCACCATCGTGGGAAAAGAAATCACGCATAGATGTGAGACCTTGAGCTTCATCAAACTGTCCACGAGAAAAGTGGTAGGTCTGCACGATGGTCTCGGTAGATGTAGCGATTTTCTTATTGGATGTCTTGTTTGCGGATATGATATGAATCACATCATCTTGGCGAAATATTACTCTTTTCATAGTGTGTAGATTATTGTTTCTTTAGCGTTTTCGGTATAGTCAGAAAGGTATAGCATAGCACCCCCATCATTGCCTTCGTCATCGGCTTGAGGGAACATAATAGAGCCATCAAAAAACTCAATTACTAAAGGTCGTGAATGCCACATAAAGTTCTTGGCTTCTTCATTGGTGAGAAAGCGTACTCGTTTGATAGTCTTACCTATCAAGAATTCAAATCGTTTATTGTGTTGAAAATCGGGATTTATTTTGGTATTCATATATGCTCGTTTATATAGTTTTGAGAAAGGCCGATGATAGCAAACAGGTCTCGACTTGAGTAATAAGTATCGTGGAGCAACACCTCGTAAAGACCATTTTGCTCACGTAGGGCATAGATAATTAAGCCGTCAAAATCCAAGATAATGACTGCATCATATAGGTGAATGTGGTCTGAATGCTCAAGGTAGTATGTCTCCAAGGCTTGGTAGTGTACTGACAATGGATCTTCTAACAAATCCAATGGGCGAACGGTCGTAATCTCTAATTTGTAGTTCATAGGGTTTATATTCTTGTGTGGTTATACTCGTATAATGCTGAATCAAAAGTGGGCAAGTCCATCCACTCACCAAATTCACCCACTACATCCCGGAGGTGTTGAGGGTAGTAAAGGTAACTTTGGCGAATGTGTGACGCTCCGATTTGCTTGGCGTACTCAAAGACCGCATTCATATCAATCCAAGGATCTTCGCAATGAAAGTCACAATTGTCTATCTTAAAATCAAAGTATTGCATAGTTTTATAGGTTAGTTAGGATGGTTTGGGCAAAGACGCATTGAATAGCATCGTGTAGTGAGTTGAATACCTCATTAAGGGTTTCTACATTGTGATACTCTCTGTCAAGGATGACTTGATAAGTTCGGTACTCTTCGTTGTAGCCGTTGTCTTCGAAGGAGTTCGGCAAGAAGATAAGATAGGACTCACCATTAATAGTGATTTCGATGGACGCACATTGGTCATTGTGATAAGTGGAGTCAGACACCGAATAATTATCGGTGTGCTTGTCTAACATCTCTTTCGCTTTCTGAATGTGAGCGTCAATGTAGGGCTTGGAAAAGAATAAGTTGCTCATTAGTCAAGGGGTGAGGTTAGGATATCAAAAAACCAAATGATAAGGATGACAAACAAAAGGAAGGTTACGCATAACATAACATCCGACCTCATAATGGGTAGCAAGTTTGACCCTGTGATGATAGCAAACAGGGCTGAAAAAATGACATTCAAGAAAAGGGTGGTAAGGGCTGACATAAAGACAAGACCCACCAGGCGTGCTGATTTTTTGGCTATGGTTTTCATATGTAGTTTGATTATTGGAAGGCGAGAGGGGAGTCGAACCCCTCTGATTCCGTTTCGCCTTGGGTCTCCGATCGATTACTCACCTACTACTTCTAATAGACGAGCCTCCACATCCTTGATGATTTCATCGGTGGACATATTACTGCAACGGAGGGCAAAGGCAATGATACGCTCAAGACGAGCCTCGAACATAGCCCGACCTTTGGGGGTGTTGATTAACTTGAGTTTCGCCTCGGCTTGAATGCTCATCTTTGTATCCCATAGGGTAACGCCATTGGCTTCCATACGGATGTTGAAAGGCTCGGTTGCCTTGAAGCATTTAGAACCCACGGCTCGCAGGGTATCGTAGTAATCAAAGAAACGATACACCAAGGCTTTCTGTACTTTGGCGTTAGACTTTTGGCTTGAGGTCTCAAGGTCGAAATTGATGAACGAGCCATTGTTGGCGATGCGGATTGATGTTGTTTTGGTCATATGTATATTATTAAGGTTTGGCTATCTATGGTCTGACACGACAGACTGCACCCCATAGGTCAAAGGCTACGGATGGCATAGATAGTTTTGATGCACCTTATTTTTTCGAGTTCTCACCCTTGTGGGGCGGTGGACTCTACATAGTGTGATTGGACGGCTTTTGGCTCGCCACTTACACGCAATCGGATGTCTCCCCGACTACTTACACACGCCTCATTGACTTGGTCACGAGAGGCTCGCCACGACACTCTATTTTGCAGTCGCTCTCAAAGAGGCCATAGTTCTTCCACTACCTCAATTGGATGGCATTGGACAGCTGGTGTCCAAATAATTAGACGTTGTGTAGTAAACCCTCAAACGTCCAATGAATATGGGGGGATAAATTTAACTTTCTTTTTCGTGTTGTGTTGTGTTGTTAGTTGGATGCCGTTTCGTTGTTGAACGATGCAAAGATGGGGGTAAGAGTTGGTATATGCAAATCGCTGATAATCAATGAGTTAAGCGTTTTTTGAGAATTGTAAGTTGTTGAATTTCAATGAGTTAATCGAGTTATTTAGAATCATTCTACGGAAAAAAAATAATTTGTTTGTTGGAACAAATGTGGCAAAAATGCAATTTGTAAGTGATTAAAAATCAATGAGTTAATGTGGTTATTTAGAATCATTATAAATTTGTTTTGATAAGTTTCGAAGTTGCGAAATGGGAGCAAAAAGGCGAAAAAATAAATTTGCATCGTGTTGAAAAAAACCGTTACTGCGTGCGTGTGCGTGCGCTATGCGTGCGTCATGCGAGCGTGTGATGTGCGTGATAAGGGATTTCGAGCGAATAAAAAAATTATTTGAGTAATTTAGAATCGTTCTAAATAACGAACGAAATTTTGAAATGCGAGGGAAAAAGCTTATGCGTGCGTGTGTGTGCGTATGCGTTGGCGTGTGTGCGTGATGCGTGCCTGCGTATGCGTGTACCCGTTCGGGCGAGCGTGTACACACGAGGGTTTCGATTTCTTTTGTAACTTGTTGATAATCAATGAGATAGGGCAAAAGATCCGTTTAAATCGTTGATTATCAGCAATTTAGGGGGGGGCATTTTTTTTAATGCATCGTGAGACTTGAAAATGCGTTGTAACCTTCACCACTCGTACAAACTTTATTCTGCACAATAAACCAGGGGGGTTTATCATTATTTTTTTACTTTAGCAGGGGGGGGTGTTTTTATAACCCCGGTATATGTTATGTCGGCTTTATCAGTCAGTAGTATATTTTTTCGCATATAATGTCGGAGATATCATACATATTATACCCGAACGCATATAATGTGTCTTATATGGCTCATTTCTGTACCCTTTTGGGTGTCTTAAAGCACATTATTGCACCATAATTGCACATTTTAATGGTTAAATGATCCCAAAATGGCACAAATTGCACAATATATTGGTTGTTTTTCACAAAAAAGGGGAATAAGGATTTTCAAACAAATGCCAGTAAGTATGATTTAGTGGCAAAGTTGGTATAATACCGCTCGGTATAAAATTAAGTTCCTAGGTGTAATACTCCTTACATATTACTGCTCGGTATAAATTAAAAAAGTCCCACGAGCAGATCTTACGGTATGCAGGTGGGAACTTTCGGTCTAGGGAGACTATCCCTAGGGGGGTTCTTTACAAAGGTACTATTTCCAAACTACTGATACATCGGCAGCTCGTACAATTATCTTATCCTTTCCCTCTATCTCTATGTGTTCTGCACTCCTTAGGAACATAAGGTTAACTGAGACCCGATCACCAACCTCGATACCTTCTACTTCTTCACCTACAGCGAATACTTCTAGTTGGCTCCATTTCTTCATCTGCTCATCCATCAGTTCCTTTTCTAGTGCGGAATTTACTTCTATCGCACTCTTTTTGATTTCTGGGGGGCTTAATAGTAAGCGTGGCCCTCTTACAATATATTTCATAGTTTTTTAATAATTCTCATTTAAGTAGTCAGCACAAAGCCTAGCCGCATATTCTAAATCAAACGAGGCGAATAGTTCCTGATTGTAATAGACTCGCCATACAATTACTTCGTTAACCGTTGCACTAACTACTCTGGCGTTCATAGATTAAACAATAGTCCTTCCTCATTGAGGATTTCATACAACTTGCTTCTTGTATCCTTGAGGGCTTTGTGGTATTCATCGTGCATTGAGTCTGGGGCATATTTAATCTGAGACCGTAAGTGTTGGTCTAAATCCCACGCTAGGCTATACCACTTGGCTGCATCAACAGCTAGAGTAAACTCATTGTTGTCCTCTGGTAAGTTGAATTCTAATATTGCTTTCATTTTGAGCCACCTGTCGGATTCGAACCAACGACCATCTGATTACAAATCAGAAGCTCTACCAACTGAGCTAAGGTGGCGTAGGCATTAAGCCTTTTCCCAAGTACCCTCGTTTTCGATTACGCTTTCGCCTACGAAAACATAGATTTTGGTGATACCTTCTTCAGTTTCTTTGTTGAAGATGATACCTGGTTTGTCAGAGTACTCGCTTGTGGGACGAGCAGTTGGAATTGTTTCACACAATTCAGCCATGTTCTCCAAGGTTACCTCAATGGCACCTGTGGTTTCTTTTTTAGTTTTAGCCATATTCTTAATTTTTATTGATGGGTTGTTCTACTTGTTTGTGTTTCATTACTTCCATTATGGCGTATACGTCAGTCATAGAAATATTCGTTGTTCTGAGGCCGTCCCCTGTCTCCACATAATTGATAGCATCTTCTACCGTATTCGCATCCACAGGATAGTTTTCCATCTGACCTTTCTTGTTGATCTCAAGGAGTTCCTCCATCGGTTTTTTAGAAGCCCAAACGAAAGTCTTCATATACCTGAGATAACGCTTTTTGTCAATTGCTTGTTTCATCTATGGTTGCAAATATACGATAAGCAATTTGTGGTACAATGGCGTTACCATAACCCATTATGGATTGTTTTCTCCAGTTAGGAAAGGTAAGTCCGTCCAATTGGTCGGGAAGCCCATCATCTCCGCTACAAAGTGGGGATTGAGTTGGGAACCAGGCCCAAGCCTCGGATGGTCCACCTTGTTGGGAACAAACATTGTCATCTGTCTTAAAGTCATCTGGAGATTTACATTGTTCTCCTTGTGCCTCTGAGACCGAGCCAAGTATGTTTCGGGTTTCGTTGCTGTGTTCCAATCGTAACTGTTCGGAGTTGGCAATATCCCCCTCTTGTAAATGAACCCTGTCGCTACTTCCTGTGCTAAGGTCCCGGAGTTCCCGAACTTCTGTTCCTTCTTGCTCAAGTTCTCGCTGTATGCGTCCATCGCTGCTGGTGTCTTTAGCAACAAAGTAGAATCTATCTCGTTTGTGAGGAGCATTGATGCCGACAGCTGGTAGTAAAAACGCTTGGACTTCGTATCCTTCACTTTCCAAGTCAGAGAACACCTCTTCGAAAACCAATCCGTCCGACCAACTAGCGATTCCACGAACATTCTCCCCCACGACATAGCGTGGTTTGATTTCTCGGATCGCTCGGAGCATTTCGGGCCAAAGATGGCGATCATCTTCTTTTCCCATCCTTTTTCCTGCTGTGGAGAAGGGCTGGCAAGGAAATCCACCGGAGAGGACATCGATTTTTCCTCTCCAAATTCTAAAGTCAGTTGTCTTGATGTTGTCATAAGATTCGGCCTCAGGCCAATAAAAACTACATAATTTTCTACTAAAAGGATTGATATCACAATGAAACTTATTCTCCCATCCCATCCACTCCGCTGCTAAATCAAATCCTCCAATCCCACTAAATAAACTACCGTGATTCATGATATTCTCTTTTTAAGCGATCAGCAATCTCCAACGCTTTCTGGTATGTCTTCATCTCCGTCCTCTTCCCAAACTCCCATTTCTGATGACATTGCATACAGTATAGCATCCAATTTTCGGGATGTTGCCTCAGACTCGGATAACTCCCTTTGGTAATGATATGTGAGATGAACGCTGGACTGAATTGTGGTAGATGTAGTCCACATTCCTCGCATTGGTGTTTTTGTCGTGTTGACCACATATCCTTGTACCATTGGAGATCGCCTTTCATTAACTGATTCTAAAAACTCTGGTACCGTTCTTATTCGGTCTCCAAGTTACTTTGGCTACTTCGCTATTGATAATCGAGGAGTTACCCATATGCGTCTTAATCATATTGGCGTGTTCTCTCTTATCGTCTTCCAAAGCACTAATCTGAGACCCGATGTCCAAATAGTCCAAAATGTGTTGGTCAATCTCCGGTGTAGAAGCAACAGTCTTATCTTCAGGATTGGAGAACCTCTCGTTCAAGTATTCGGCATAAGCCTCTGTACCATCTGGCGGTGGAGCATACTGATCGTAATCACCACCATTGGCGAATGCTTCACGACCTAACTCAACTCTTTTCCAAAACTCCGTGGTGATACTGATAATAGAACTGATAATCTCCTCATCAGCATCGTACTCGTGAACCTTGAAGTTTCTTCCATCTTCCAAAACAACCAAGTATCCCTTTGCAACACCAAGGCCCATCATATAAGTCTGAAGCTGCAAGTAATAGGATGGCGGTATTCCACCCTCCCATTGTTTGCTACTCCAACCGCTGATGGTCTTGATTTCAGCAATCGCATCCACGTTCTCCAAATTGATTGTAGAATTGCGAACACGGATGTCCTTGCTTACAATCAATCGGTCTGGAGAAAAGAACAAATGGGGGAACGATGGGTTAACAATATAACCTGTAGGTTCATAAAGATGTCTCTGTTTTAAACCTTTACGATAATTTTCAATCATTTTTGGCTCGTCATCTTGCCAATATTCGAAAATGTCCGCTACGGTCTGTTCCAAGATAGTACCCATAAACATTGGCATATTTTCCACCTGTTTTTGTGGAATTACACCAATCTTTTGGTAGTACAACTCCGCTGGAGACTTCCACGAGTTAACACCCATCAGGGTCCCAATCTCAGAAGCACCCAAACCCCTTTCACGGAAGTTTAGCCACTCCTGGTATTGCTCGTCTTTACTGATTCTTACTATCTCCAGTTTCATCTCGCATTACCCATTTTTCAAACTTCTCTGCTGTTTCCAAAGTAAATCTTTCGAAATCAGAAACTGTAAACTCTCCGCTTAATCTTGGTGCAATAATCTCAACGAAACTAAGTGCTGCCTTTAAACTCGACTGACGAATAATCGAAAGCTGTTCCTGCCCATAGTGTTTCATATGAGCAGGTTCAACTCTTTTTCCGATTTTTGTAGCGAGGGTCGTATTACTAACTCCTCTTGGCATTAGAATGGTAGATCATTCTCTTCGTCAAATGAAGAACTTGAAGCCTCTTCATTTGGCTCTGGCATTAATTTCTGCCAATCTTGTTGTTCTACCTCACCGGCCATCATTTTGTTGGCAGCGGCAGCTTCTTGAACACGAGCATTGAATTCGTTAATCTTGTCCATACGGAAAGTCTCAACTTCACTCCAGTCGATTGAAATCAACTCGCCCTTTTTGTTAAACACTTCTTCGGGATCAGGCATACCGTCACCTTTCTTAAATGCCCACTTCAAAGTCGAGCCATTCTGATTGATGAACAAAGCAGAACGCTTCTTACCGTCAATCTCTTTCAAAGACGGAATGAACTCAACTTTCTTCGTTGGATCAATGTTTGGAGAACAATGAGCCAAAGCGATGAAATACGAAGTCTGCTTAGCAGCTTGTCCTGGTTTCTCCTCACCTTTGATTCTAATTTGGAATTGGTACAACTTGTCATCCATCAAATCAATGTTCAATACTTGGCCGTACTGTGTATCACGAGTACTCAAACCAACAATGTAACCCTCAATTGAATCGTACAATTCATACTTCTTTTCACCTAAATACTTGGCAACTTTGCCTTCTCTAATTGTAAGGTACTCACGAGCACCTAATCCTTTGTTTAAACCCATAATTTTTTCTATTGTGTGGTGCGAATATACTATAATACTTTGTAATTCCAAGAATTTTTCGTAAAATTGTAAGAAATTATGAATAACGAATTAAAAGACCGGGTGCTTGAACTTAAAAGCAAATTAAAGCGTGGCGATATGGCTCGTATCGTAGACAGAGTTACAAAGTTTGGGATACAGAAATACGATGTATATAACATACTCAATGGAAAAAGTTTAGTTGATCATCAAAAACTAATCCTAGTGATGAAGGAAGTAAAACGCTGTATCGATGAAAATGAAGCTTACCTTCGAGAATTCGAAACTAAAATTTCTGAATAATGACTTTTGATGACCTCGAAAGAAAAATTATTGAGATTCGTAAAAGAGGTTTAAACATTGTAGTTCAGACAGAACTCATTGCAAATGTCAGAGGTGAGTATTATGAAAAACTTATCGCAAAGAAACATAGTGCGATAAATGACTTATTTAGAAAGAATATAAACTACCTTGCTTCTTTACACAAGCAGAAAGTGACATCGAATCTGATTCAAGAAACTATGGGTATTCAACCAGACTTGAATCTAAACAAAGTTATTTATGGAAATTACACCATCAATAACATTAAAACTGCAATAGCGGTGGCCGAATTTTATGGCTTGCCGGTTGATTTATTGTTATTTAACGATCTAGAAGCAAATGCCCAAACACTTAAAGAACTCTATCCTGCTATTTTCAGACAGGGTAGAAATTAAACCACTTTCCGTCAACGAATGTTGGCAAGGGAAACGATTCAAAACAAAAACTTATCAAGCCTACGAAAAAGAGATGCTACTCAGATTAGCACCTTTTGATTTCAAACAATCCAAACAACCTTTGGAGTTATCTCTGATTGTAGGCGTAAGCAACATTGCCTCAGATGTAGACAATGTCGTAAAGCCATTTGTAGACATCCTTCAAAAAAAATATAACTTCAACGACAAATATATCTTTCGCCTTGTAATTGAGAAAGTTATGGTTGTCAAAGGAGCCGAATTTATCGAGTTCTACATAAAAAATTGCACTCCTAGACTTTTTCAGTTTGATAATTCAGAAAAAGAGCTTTAATATTGCAGCACGGCAGAATTTGTAATGGGGGTATTGTTCCAAGCCGTCTGGTGAGTAAAGCAAGTCGCTTGCAGAATCAACCAGCCACTCTTAACCAATTTTCAAAAAAGCACACGCTTTTTAGGAAAGGGGGGAAAGGGGGGTATGGTTTAATGCTGGTTCCGTAAGCAAATGTATTGTTGGTCTCGGAGAAGTAAGAATATACTAAATGCCCTAACTATGCTCTTTTCAAAAAGGGCATTTCTTTTTTATAACCTTTTTGTTTAAATTTGTAATCAATGGCGTTTACTATAACTAATCAACCAAAGCAGTTTTTGTCAGAAAGTGAGAAAACTAAAATTTGGTACAAGGAGAACCTTCAGTTCATAATGAGTCATTTCAACAAAAGAAATGATCGTATTTCTAGGGTTCGACAATCAGTCGATTTGGAAAATCCTATTGATGAAATTGTCCGTATGTACACATACTACCTTGGCAGACAATCCAACAAAGATTACTACTACACAACTCAAGACCAAAACAATTGCGACCTTCCAACAGTATGGATTAATGGACAAAAGGTGACTTCTTTGGTTGACTTTATGGTTGGTAATGCCATCAAGATGATCGAGAACATAGAACCATCTGTAAAGGCTCAAAGCAAAGCGGCAATGAACAAGAAAACTGAAATCTTGGAGAAAGCATTGTTGATGTTTGACGCTCCAGAGATTTTTGAAACATTGGCTGAGTACGGAGTTGAATATGCTCCTTTGGGTAACGATACTGAAAAAATGGAAACTCCTGAAGATGTGTATCGTTATATGGAGTATGACTACAGACAGTATACAGAAGTAATCGGTATGCGTATGGCAGAAGATATTCTTCTTCGTAATGACTATCGCAATAAACTCAAGCAAGCATTTTTGTATACCTTACTCGGAGGTAGAGTAGGTATTGAAAACAGAGTTGAAAATGCTAAACAATACTTTGATATCATCCTCCCCCATAACTTGATCGTTGATATGGCGAAGGATGATGACTTTAATTCTGATGCCCGATTTGTTGGAAAAGTAGATTGGTTGAATACTACTGATGTAATCGAAAGATATCAGCAATGGCTTACTACAGAGGAGATTAAAGAAATCAAAGAAATCACAATGAACAACCTGTATCAGCTTTTGGATTTGACTACACATCCATATGCAACGAACTGGGCGTTTAACTTTAACAACCTTCCAACTTTGGCGTGTGTAACCGGCTATTGGATTGGTATGAAAGATTTGGGTTACGAAGAGTCAAAAGATAAATTTGGCAACACCCATATTTCTAAAATCAGAAACGGACGCAAAAGTAAATTTTGGACCAAGACTGTTTACAAGGGTACTCTCATCGGAAACAAATATGTTGTTGAATGGGAAGAGGTTACAAACCAAGTTCGTAAACACGACAATCCCGGAGATGTAGAATTGCCGTTGAAAGTGTTTATCCCGAATATGGTAATGGGAGAAAATCGTTCTGTGGTTGCTCGCTTGCACCAACACCAGGATCGCATCGATTACATCACAAACGAAATAACCAAAATGATGAACCGTGCCAAAGGCAAGGTGTATATCATCAACCGACAAAAACTCGGTACTTCAACTGCCAAAGATGTTATCTCTGATTTCGAACGCTTGGGTATCCACGTTACTGATGGCTCGGCTACTGGTGAAGACTTTGTTGCAGGTCAAGATGCTCGTATGGTAGAAGTAGTCGATATGACGCTTGATCCTAACGTAAACCAATTGATAAATCTTCGCAGAGAAGAAGAGCGTTTGATGGAAGAGATTGTGAACATTCCAAAAGTTGCTCTTGGTCAACAAAGTGGTTATGTCGGAGCCAAAACTCAAGCAGGTACAATTGCTCAATCTAACTTGGGTACATCTTACCTATACCAAGGCTTTATTGAATTCTTCCAAAAGAATCTTGCATTCAGTTTGAATCAGTATAAAGTTTCATTGATTTCTGAATCTGAAGATGAAATCCCTGTAGTTGGTACTCGTGGAAAACAATGGTTGAAAATCACCAAAGATTTCCAAATGGAAGAACTTGGCGTTTATATCAAAGTAAAAGACTTTATCGATGACGCATCTCGTGAGCGTTTGTTGGCTTTGGCACAGGCGGCTATGCAGAACCAACAGATCGATATGTTTGATTATCTTACTATCGAACAGGCGAGAAGTTATACTGAATTATTGGCTGACCTCAAATATGCTATGAATAAGAAAAAGCGTGAGGCCCAACAGCAACAAGCAATGATGCAAATGATGCAACAGGCTCAGCAAGAACAGCAAATGGCTGCACAACAGCAAGTTGCAGGAATGAAAGAGCAAGGTGCAAACTATCGTGCTGAAGTTGGGGCTCAATCTCAATTAGCAAAAGAGGCGATGAAATCAGGTATGTCACAAGAACCTACCGCTGAAGACGGAGCAGTTGCTGAAGAAGAAATGCTTGCTCAAATGATGGGCCAATAGAAAATATTTGTAAATTTGTATATATTATACTAAATTTGAAAAATATATGAGTGAAAACTTTTTATCAGATATTGCTGACCAATTGCGGAATCAGACTCCTCCTGTGGCTCCTACTTCTGTAGAGCCAACACCAGCAGAGCCTACGCCTGCTCCGGTAATACCAGCAGAACCCACACCTGCTGAACCTGTTGTTGCAGCTCCGGTTAATCCTCAGATTACCGATAGTGTAACTCAAGTAAAAGAATGGTGGGAAGCCGATGAACCAGCTCCTGCTGATTCAAAGCCAACAGATAAAGTTGAACCTCAGCAGCCACAAGCTCAACCCGATTTGGATGAAGACTTGAAGTTGTTGATGGACTATAAGAAATCTGGCAAAACTCTAAAGGACTTTGTCAACGACTATAAAGTTGATGACATTAGTACTTGGAGCGAAGAACAGGTTGTAAAAAATGGAATCAAAGAATTTATGGGCTTGCAGGGTGAAGAACTCGAACAAGCAATCTATGAATACGATAACGCTTCCATTTTCCAAAAGAAACAATGGGCTGAATCTTTCAAGCAGCAATACAATCAGAAGAACCAAGATAAACTGAAACAGTTGACTAGTTCTAATGATAAATTTGCTGAACAAGAACAAGCCGTTGCTCAAAAATACAACGCTGAATTAGAATCGTTTTCTCAGCAAGTGGTAGGTCAAGAGTTGTATGGCATGAAAATCACAGACGAAATGTCCAAGGATTTGAAAAGCTTTATTGACAAAGAGTTTACCCTTCAGAGACCCGATGGTTCGTTTGACGTTGAAAAGATGTATTCCATTGGCCTATGGCTAAAGTATGGAAAAGATCTTATGAGGGCCAACATCACCAAAGCCAAAAATGAAGGAAGGGATCAGATAATCAAAGAGGTTACTAATCCTTCTAAAAATATGACTGGTGGAGGAAGAGTTGTTGGTTCTGGACTTGAGGCCGCACAAGAGGCTTTTGTAGCTATGTTCCCTGGCTAATCAAAAAGGGATAACAAAAAAAAATAACATAAATGGCAACTATTTCAAATCTTCCAATAAGTCAATCTTTATTGCTTAAAGGACTTTCATTGCCCAACAAAATGGCAATGGTTTATAGCCAAGACTTCGGCTATAACGTCTTGACCCAGTTGACTTCTAAATTGGCGAGTTCTATCTCTAGCCCTCAGGCACGAGTAGAAATCTCTTCTTTGGGAAACTTGGGTGTTTACTCTAAAATTGTTGCAAACGGTACTATCGTTACTGGTACATCTTTGATGTCAGTAAGTGTGCAAGACGCAAGTAAATTCCGTGTTGGTGATATCATTGCTGATGGTAACTTGGTTCAAGCCTTGATTACTGACGTAGATTTCTCTGGTAACAAAATTTTTATTGCTCCTCACACTACTGCAAGTTTGACTGCTGGTACTCACTTCTTGGCTAACACTCAAGCAAAGCGTTTCTTCGATGCTTCTGCTAACCGTAGCTCAATTGGTAAAACCACTTTGAACTATACACCTGATACCGACTTCGCTTTGACTGCGGTAACTCGTGAAAGTTCACACCAAT